GATCCACTTACCAAGAACATTTTCTTTTACAATCTCATCGATTGCATTTTGAATAGCCAATGCCTGGTCAGGTTCTGACAAATCACTTGACACATTAGCTATTCGATCCAGCATACCGGCTGTGTTATAACCTTTCCTTGTATCGTAAGCCAACCACTCATCGAACCTAGTGAAAGGATCGAATGGATTGTCAACTGTTGTCAACATGTATTCGTCAGCCATTGATACCTTCTTTGAGTGTAGTCAGTCCAACACCCAAATGATCTGCTACTTCCTGCTGAGTGTACCCAAGATCCAACATACGTTGAGCCTGAGCTATCTTACTGCTTGTCATCTTGGGATGGAACTTAGGCACAGCTAACTTCTTAACATTATCTGTGTTGGCGTTGTTAAGTATTCTTGTTAGCTTATGGGTACTGATAGCACCAGCCTGAATAGCATTCCACTCTGCCTCTGTGATGGTGACCCGATTCTTATAGGCACCTGTTCTGAGGCGGGCTTCATTCAGTGCTATAGTTCCAATCTTCTTCACATCTTCAGGCTCCATGCCAGGATTGGCCTGTCGTTTCATGGAGACCTGGTGGTTTGCTAGGAGCTGGGCTTGTCTTTCGAGGGGCGCATTCTTTTCGGCTATGTTTAGTTTTGCATTGAGAGATGCTACTTCAGCTGCATACGTCTTCTTTGCAGACGGGGAGTAAGGAATGGACTTGGTATTAACCGCTTCTTTTCGTGCGGTATTAGCCAAGGCCTTTAGCTTAGCTGAGTGGGTAGCATACGTAATTTCCATCTTTGTACCAGAAGAAAGGCTAAATGGATCCTCAGTCTCGGCCAGCTTCTGAGATCGGATCTTCTTGAGCTCGAGCTCACCGGTCTTCTTATTAGGAACCATACGTCCAGTTAGTTCATACATCTTGCGACCAGTAACTGGATCGATCTTAGGATTCTGCTTTCTTTCAGGAACATAGATGGGAGACTTCGCTCTACTGATCAGAGTAGCTGCGCCAGTTCCTTTTCGCCCAGGTATTGTTTGATACTTCTGCTTTAGAGCAAGAATACCATTATCTTTTTCAGACTGCCGATAATCTAGCTGATGTTTCTCTGCATCAATAACAACCATGGAATGCTTAACAGCACGAGCAAGTTCATTTGTGTTAGCTCCATGAAGCGACATGTCTGTGATAAGATTGGAAACCTTACCCATCTCTTGCTGCTTCTGGCCATTAGTAACTCGTGGAATGTTCGATCCCTCAGGAATTTTATAGACCATCGGATCAAACCCCTTGAGTTCTTCGAGGGCAGGGGTTGTTTTTACAGACTTGTTTTTGTTCGAGATAACAAGAACAGTATCGCCGTCGAAGTCAGCGCCAGACAAATGCTCTGCCACTCGATGATTAACACCAACCGCATCCATGTCTGGACTTGGCGGCATCAATCTTCGAGCTTCGGGATTCTTATTGTTCACCGTCAATTCTGGAATTTCGAAAGTACCACCATGAGGATGACGAATTAGAACAACTCGTTCGCCATTCCTAAAGCTAGGTGCATAGATTTCATTATCCTTCATTGATGGAACAGGAAGTAGAACTCGGTTTGCTGTCCTTGGTAGAGCAGCTGCCTTCAAGTGTACAGAAGCTGCGTCGGTTTCGTCAGCAAACTTCAAGAGCAGATCTTTACGAACAGTTGGGTTGGTCAGACCATTGAGTTCGTTGAAATCTGTAAGACGACGTTCCATCGTCAAATCCAGCTGCTGCTGAGCAAGAGTAACATCCTGCTTAGACAACACCTGAGTAGACAGATTCTTCGACCAACTATCCCAAGCGCCTTCTTCACCGGCTCCAAGCTTGGTACCGACGATGTTCATTGCTGATGTAACTTTGCCATTCTCGCCATGTACCTGGTGAATGATAGATCCAAACGGACTCTCTGGATCATCCGCTATTTCTTTCATAGCGTCTTTCTTTCTACCGGTGTTGGACTTATTCGTATTGAAGACAAGATCTACGCCTTCAGGAAGATCATCCTTGTAAACAGCCATACCTTTCAGGTAGTGTGTCCCATCAACCATGACACGAACCTGGGCATAGTTTCTACTTCCGATAGAAAGATCCTTCACACCAGGACGAACATAAATCACACCATCAAGCTTATCGCCGCCATCTTCTTTGTAGTTAATCGCGATTCGCTTTGAGTTAACTGAAATCGGAGGCTGGATCTTCAGATAGCTACGACCATGATCTTCCGAATATGCCTGGATCTGCTGAATCAGATGGCGATTTCTCTGTACATACTTGAGATCATGTTCAGGTTTCGCCAACACTTTCATGGTCGTGAACTGCCCTGTGCCGAGCTGCTGAATCTTGATGTTGAAAACGTTGTAGCCTTCCTCTTTCAACATGGCAACAGCAGTTTGAAGGCGAGTTGTTGTAACAGCAAGCTGTGCTTCGACACCTTTGCCGATGTCGACCATACTCTTCTTGTCGACTTCATCTTTAAGCATACTGGCCGTAACATGAAGAGCGTTGGCTTTGTCCTTTTCACCAGGAGCAAGATAATGTCGGACCGAGGATTCGTTGATACCCATACGAGCTGCGATTGCTGTATTCGACCAACCTCGCTCTTTATACCCTTCGATCTGGCGAATCGTACTCTGCTTCTGCTGTTGACCAGCAATGGACTTAGCAGCACGGAGTTCGGTTGTCGTGATTCCAACACCTCGAGCGATCTCGGCTTCGGACAGACCTTCTTTTCGAAGACCATCCACATACGAGAGAAAATCTCGATTACGCTGATCTTGCGTACCACCGGAACCCCAAGGATATCGACCCGACTTTCGAAGGATGCCGTAATGCGCGAGATGTTCTTCTTGTGTACGAATCACGTTTCCTCCTCCAATCGTTGATGGGTCAGAATCTTATCAAAATCACGAATCCGTCGCATGATAAACAGAATGTCTTCCGGATCAACATCAAACATGATGACCTCATTATCTTGATATATGCGCAAATCGTATTTGATATCAAGTGGATTTTTGTCGTATTCCAGACAAAAGAGTGCAGCATAAACTTCAAGCTGATGGGGTGATCCAGGATATACACCGGTTTTCAAATCGTGAATTCGAAGAGTGTTGTATCGGAAACAGATAGCATCCGCTGTCCCAAAACAATTCTCGGAGTAGTAGAGAATCTGTTCGGTAGCCATTCGATACTTGATAGCATCGTTAATGTACAAACCGATGGTTCCTACTAGATTCGAAAGCCGACCTGCTTCGATTTCTCTTTGAGCGTAGTCATGTTGCGCTGTGCCATACGCCATGGCTTGAGATGCAACCCAACGTTCAACTAATCGTTCGGGCGTATAATTGATCCAGTGATAACTACTGGGACTGAGAAACGCGTGTTCGCCTCGGAGATGTAAATGCTTGTTGAAGTGCATTCAAGACTTCCTCTTCATTTTCAGGAAATATAAATGCAGCAAAAGACATTTCATCTAGCTTATTAATAAAATGGACTTGATTGGGATGAGCATAAAATTCACCAGCAGCTTTAACTTCTAATGAAGCCCAATACTTTTTCCAAAGAAGAATTAGATCTGGAACGCCTTGCTGATATGACGAATCATTTTTCATTACAACACAACCTGGAAACATTATCTTAAGTTTCTTGATCAGTTTAGCCTGATATTGATTCTCGGTCATGGTGCAACCCATCTACCATTAAAACGTGTCGATGAGCGATCGTTATTTGTCGAAGTCGGAGCATGGGTAACGGTACCGGTACCGCCTCCCTGATTCATAAAACCTACAATAGAATCGCCTGCAGCACAACGTATCGTTCCGGCTACATTAAATGATCGACGCTGACCACCGCCACCACTACCAGGCTCCTGTCGCTGTACGTAAAACTCGCGTACTGTTGGGCCGATAGTTCTAACACCAACGCTTACAATTGTCATACCAGCAACCCAAGTAGCAAGCATCGTAAGATCAACCGTAATGGCATAAAGACCAGCTTTAGGTACTACAACACCACCTGGTGGCGATGTTGTACCATAACTGAAATTTGCTTCCTGGGAATCCCAACCAGTAAGAGTTGCATCAGTGCCAGTACCAAGAGAACCTGAAGTCCAACGTACAAATGACCACCATGGTCGTGTGGAAAGTTCGGCTTCAACCGCTTCGGCAAGGGCCTGTATATCCAGAGGGCTGTTTCGTCCATCACCTTTAACGGGATAGGGAAATGCATAAACAGGAGTTGCTCCTGAGCCCATTACTTGGCCCTCCTCTCAAGAATTTGAAGCCGAGCGTTGAGATCTTTCACAACATGAAGAAGAGCAACAGAAAGAAGATCGTATCGTATTCCATCGACTTCATCTTCAAAATACACGACGAGTTCAGGAACACACTGTTCTACTTCATCTGCGATCAAACCGTATGCATCTGTTTCGCTATCATCTTTGCGATCGTACTTAACTGGTCGAAGTGCGAGAACAGCATCGGGATCAATCTCGTGTGATCGAATATTCTTCTTATACTTACGAGCAGAAACATTTCGACCGAATCTGTTATTATTATCCATCCAGACGGCAAAGAATCCACCACCTGAAACAGAACGGCTGTAGGTGTTGTTACTTGGACCACGAGTATAAGGACTAATGTTTACGCCTTCATCGTCATGGTTACACTTATTTCCCACTTTGGTATCGGTTTCACTCTGAGTGTAATAACGACCATCATGGTCATGTGACGATGGTGGGAACGTAGAAGGCTTACCTGTGATCTGACCCCAAGTATGCGTATGAGTTATCGACGCATAGGTATCATCGGTAAAACTCTTATTAACTACATGCGCATCAGCAGCAGGATCTGGTACCGAGAGGTAACCAGTCATCGAATCGCCAGCTTTATGAATAAGCGTTGTCGTATCAACAGTTGGTCCTGGAGGACCTTCTGGACCTGGCGGTCCTGTGATGTTACCAGCGTCAGTCCACTTTGTAAGACTGTTATTCGGATTGGGTCCATTATAAACCCAAAGATGTCCCGTGTCTGAAGTAATATATCCTTGACCCGCTATAGGAGCCAACAACAAAAGATCAGTCGAAGTAGGAACATCTCCAACGATAGAAACAGACTGACCTGGGGCACCTTTCGGACCTGTGGGCCCTGCTGGACCAGTTGGTCCTATGGGTCCTTCTGGACCTCCGGGATCACCAGTATCACCTTTTGGACCTGTAGCCCCGATCGGTCCAATCGGTCCAGTAGCACCAGTAGGTCCTTGGGGTCCCGTAAGTCCTGTTGGACCAATTGCACCTGTAGCTCCAGCTGGACCTTGGTCTCCCTGGTCACCCTTAACCCCCTGTGCTCCTGTAGCGCCTGTAAGGCCGATTGG